TAACGTAATTGTGGAGGATCATCCCGAACTCTCTCATGGCGATCTTGCATTTGCCCCTGGTGAGAGTTTTGATATTACTTTTCCAGAGGCAGGAGACTACACTTTCTGGTGTGATCCACATAAAGGTGCTGGAATGATTGGAACTTTACATGTATCATGACCAAATTGATTCCGAAAACGGACTCTCGTTATTTTTCACAGACATCTAACGAACCATATATCCGTCACAGATATAAAGTTGTCAAAGATGATGGCAACTTTGTAATCTTTGACAACTGGGAAGACACCCAGAGACTATGGTGGAATACGCCATCACAATTTCTTTCTCATGTTGAGGTATTAGATGGGTGATATGTTAAAGAAAATAGAGTTGGATTTGTTTCCAACTCCTGTTTCTCTATACAATTTAGAGAATGTTGACTTCTCTGCACTGTTAGATATTATTGATTCTGAACAATCTGATGCCAGAGAATTTCATTTGACTCCAAATGGAAAAACTACCTTTAGAGGTTCAGGGTCTAATGAAAGTAGTATTTTGGGTCGTCAAGAAACACGAGAGATTCGTAGAGAATTGATGAAGTGTGTTCGAGACTACACTGAAAGGCTCGGTATTCATAATATCGATATCTGTGAGAGTTGGTTTAATATTACTGAACCAGGAGGAAGTTTAGGACTTCACCGACATGAAGGCAGTGTTGTGAGTGGAGCTCTTTATCCCCGTTTGATGGGAGATGTGTCTCCTCTACTCTTCAAGAGTCCTATTAGTATGTACAAGATGAATGAATTGTACAGACCTGGAACAGAAGCTCAACATGCCTTTGGATTCAATACAGTATGGCCAGACACTGGTATTCTAGTATTATTCCCAAGTTGGCTGGAACACACAGTCGATAAAGAAGTAGGCCATAGGTTGGTCGTCAGTTTTAATACCTATTATACAAATGAACCACTCGAATAAGTATGTTCCTCAGGAATACTTTTCTGTCATCTACAAGGCAACAGGAAAGAAGAAGTGTGATTGCGGTTGGGAAATGGATGCGATCAATATGGTTGCTAAGAATCCAAAAGAACTAACTTACATTCGAAGCACTAATCATCTTATGGGGCAAGTCATTGATGTGACTCCGCCACCTGCACTTCCCACCAATGAGATTGTCGTGAATATGGATGGTGGTGTTGGTGGATCTTGGATGGAAGTACCAGAAGAAGAGTTTGATAAGATGTTCCCATCCCCCGATATTAAACAACTAAACCAGAGCACTGCTGAGGTATTCAACCCATGAGTTTTGTCATATACAGTAAGAGTGGATGTCCCTTCTGCACTAAAGTAGAAAGACTTATGAATCTTGCCGAACAACAACATGTTGTGTATAAACTGAATCGAGATTTTACTCGTGAAGAATTTTATGAAAAGTTCGGAAACGGATCTACATTTCCTAGAGTTCTTGTAGATGAACAAATTATCGGCGGCTGCACCGAAACTGTTAGTTACTTTAAGGAAAATAATATTATATGAATCTCAGTGAATTGGTGTTTGAGTATAATAATTTTTTGGATGATTGGTTCTGTGATAACTTTATTCATTGGTTTTATTCTGATGACACCAAAAGAATTAGAGGGCAAGTATTACAGAATGGATCCTTAGAGACCAATAATGACAAGAAGTGTGCAGAACAAGCATATTTCAATGGACATCCCATGGAAACTATGTTCATCTCCATGACTTCGGATCTCTTAGATGCCTATCAAACTCATACATCGATACCACTTGATCCTCTTTTTTTACAAGATCTTTCTATAAAAAGATATCCTAAAGATTCTGGATTTTTTGGAACACATACTGATGCTGGTCCTGGATATGCATCTACACGAGTAGTTTCTTTAGTTGTATATTTAAATGATGTTCAGGATGGAGGTGGAACTTATTTCCCCGATCTTGACTTAATGGTTAAAGCCGAAAAAGGAAAGGCACTATTATTTCCATCTAACTATTTGTTCAGACACTCTGGAGAAATACCAAAATCAAATGAAAAGTATTCTATCACTGGATTCTGGCATTATTTGAACAATTAATCTAAATAATTAAGACCCTCGCAGAAATGCATGGAAGTCTTTAGCTCACCTGAAGATTACCTTTTTAATCTTCATACTTGTTCACCAGGAGAAGCTAAGAGAATATGGAAAGACTCCATTAAAGAATCATTTGGTTATAAGTGCGCCTACTGTGGATCTAGAGAGTCACTAACTCTAGACCACATTGTTCCTCGTTTTCATGGTGGCACAGACGAAACAAAGAATTTGGTTTGTGCATGTGCCGAATGTAATGCATCCAAATCACATGAAGATTGGCGTGGTTGGTACACTCGTCAAGATTTCTATGATCCTTACAAGGAAGAGCGCATTGTCGAGTGGCAAAAACAGAATATTGCAAATCTCAGCAACTACGTTGAGACAGGGCGGGCAGGAATGATCTTGACCCGCAATAATTTTGTCTATAAAAAACTTAAGAAAAAATAAAATGGTGTAGTATCGATACATAAAATTGTAACGAATTATACCATCATTGACATAAATATTACTGCTGGTATATAATACCAATACGTTCATCCATTCGCTATTTGCGAATAGCGAATAGGACGCAAGTAAGTCGCGGAACGGAGCGTTCATCCTATGTTATCAATTTTGACTGTGTTTGCCCTTCATGTTCCACCTGAGATGTATCTTAGGTGTGAAGACTTTGACTGGTTGGCAAATCGTCTGGCGAGAACTGAAGTTTTTACCGTTAGTGAGAAATTAGATCTTCTTACTAACTGGATGAATCATACAGATCCTCATTGTTTTGATAGCAAGGACGCAAACGACTGAAGGAACGGGTTTTAACCAACCTTAGTATTTCAGGTACAAACAAATGAACACACTTACTTTAATCAAAAAGCAAATCCAAAAGGCTAACGCACTTCACGATGCTCAGATTGCGATGACCACCTATCGTGGTGTTCGCTATGAGTGCCAACAAGGTGCTGAAGAAATTCATGGAACTTTTTGTTATAGAGGACACACTTACAACAAGTAGACCCATGCAGGCACTTCAAATCGCTGGACTGGGTACACTATTTTGTGTAAGTTTTATTTGTCTTATCTACGGTGAAGTCCTTCTACTAACGAAAAAATAAATGGAAAACTATGTCTATCATCGTGATGACATGGATAAAGCCAGCAGACCACCCAGTTGTTATCAACTCAAATACAGAGGAGTAACATACTGGTCCTGCTATCGGATACATTTATCCGAATATTTCGAACAATTACTATCGGTTGAACCTGTGTTCAATCGCAAACACTAGGGGTTGCCAACAACCCCTTTTTTTGTATAATGAGGCTAAATATGTGAAAGCAGGTGGATGACACACCGAATGGACCAGATTAAACCTGACCATTATGTTACACATGAAGAGTGTAACCGAATGATTGAAGATGCTATTCGGCAACATAATAGGAATGCTTCTTTGATTAGTATGACTCTTGGTATTATTTTTCTTGCACTATTTGCTGAAGGATTCTTCAGGGTTATTGGAATGATCCCCCCTTTCCTGGGCATTGATGTCAACATGGTGCAGGATATTGTTGACAAGGTAAAAGAACAACTTCTTTTAGCACTGCAATGACAGAAATGCCTCACTACCTGGAAATAATTGCCTGGTTGGGTCTCATATTCTTTGCCGTTTCCTTTTTTCTTCAGGGATTGATGATTGCTTCGGAGAGAAATGGATACCAACATACTCCAAAAATTAAATCTCATCCAGAAATAGAAGAGATTAAGGGCACTGGAGTTCTTTTGGGTGTTTCTTTTCCTAGACCCACTCCAGAATTACCAGAACTGGATGAAAATGATCCATATAAGGCCCTTCAAAAAAGAGCCTTCGAGAAAAAAATAGAAGAACTTTTCGAAGAACCATCCACTTATGAGGACGATGACGATGACGACTTCGGAGTGGCTGGAATTCGTTGAATTCACTAGTCAAATTTTATGGTTATTTGTCTCCTGGATGTCAGGAGTATTACTAGGTTACATGGTCGGCAGAATTCACGGAGGAGACTAATGTCAAGTCTAACATTTTATACAATTCTTGTTTTTGGATCCATTGGATTTTTTGTACTATGGGGATTGACACACGCCTACGGATAGAAACGTAGTTCTCGCAGGGAATTATTACACATGAGACAAAATTTAATCTTATTGGCGTGTCTTTCGCCAGTCGCAATCATCTACATAGTAATGAAACTTGCAGTATGGTTAACTGCCGTTAATGCTGAATCGGATTATGTCAGAAAAGAACCATTTCGACAACGAGGACCCTTCGTGGCAAATCCATATGAAGACGTTGATGAAGAGGAAGAGGAATATGGAAGTCGTACAGATTATCGATAATGCTCTTTATGAGTGGTATTCTGAACGAGGATTAACTGTACCACAGTGGAAACAACAAAAAAATCCACAGTGGTGGATTGATTATTTAATTGACTTAGGCATCGACCCGACAAACCCATGATGTTAAAGACTGCATTACTTTGGATCTCCATCCCATTTGTTATTACTACGTTGATAATGGGATTCTATAAAGGAGAGAATGATTACTACGATTCAGATGACTACGATGGTAATGGAACTGCCCACTAAATATTGATAACGTTTTGGTTATTATGAAAAAGAGAATACTAAAGTTGATTGAAAAATCTCTTCGGTTTCACCATCAAGACATCCATAAAGAATTGGATGAAATTAAACTCCATCTTGCTTCTATTATGGGCAAGTTGGAGTCTTTGAGTGTTGAAACAGATAATAAAGAGGCTTTAAAACAGGTTATCAAACACGAATTGAATAACACCTCTTTCAAATGGAACAATGAATATAAATTTGTTCCTGCTGGACAAAACGGTGACTCTCTGTTATCATACGAAGGCACCACTGAAGGACAATGACTTTTTTATTTCTGATCTTATTGAATTTTGTATTGTTTCTGTACATAAAAATTCGGTTGGAGAAAAAGTTTCAGAACTCTTACACTGTTTTCTTGACGGATGGTGAAGGTAATCGGCAGAGGTTGTCTGATACAATCTCTTACCTTTTGGAACAAAGTCAAGTCCAAGAGAAGAGACTTCTCTATATTGTAGATGAGATGGCCCAACAGTGGGATTCCATTGAACTCATTAAAGATCAATTAGAACTGGAGGATCAAAATGGATCACAACAAACATGAGAAACGCCGCGATGCTCTTGGATTGTTTTATGAGAGTGTATTAAAACCAGACCATCAACTGCGTCAATGCGCTCATAATCAAAAGTGTTTTAATGAGTTAATGGAATGGCGCGAAGAAGTAATTAGGTATCTAGATGAAAGACGAAACCAAGAGTTTAATTCCTGAACATCCACATGCACATTTGATTGATTCTGGAAATTGGTATGATCATGGGACAGGAAAATTTGAACTCCGCAAGAACAGATTTGGATTGTGGTCTAGCTATGGTGAGGATGGTGCGGAGTATGTCACCGCACTTAACAAGGAAAGTTGTTTCACTGGAACTTTGTTCTTCCTACATGGCAAAAAATACGGATTTGCAGATGAAGCTAAATCGTATGCTGGAACTGTCGGTGGAAAACTGTAGTTGACTGATCCTATATAAGGAGATATAATGCCAACATATTGGGAGATTCCAAATGGCTCAACAACACTTAATCCAACTCCGTTACTGTTTTAAAGAGTTCCCCAAAACAACTCTTTCTGTATATCTGAAGGATATGAAAGAGGTTGAGAAGTACAAACAGGAACACCCAAATTATATGTTCTTGGAGACTCTTCAAAATGTATGAAGACTTAAATTGTTTTGAAAAGGCTCTTTCTCATTTTGGAACGAGAGTTGATATTATTGTTGCTCTTGAAGTCGGTGACAAAATTGATGGGGAAGTTGCCTATCAAATGATTAAAAAAGAACTTAAGGATCTGAAAAAGATTCGTAAACAATTTAAAATTGACTCCAATTGTGGAGATTGTGAACTATGAAAATTTTTCTTGATACAGCAAACATCGAAGAGATCCGTAAGGCGGATGCCACAGGTCTCATAGACGGTGTTACAACAAACCCAACTCTTATCCTTAAGTCGGGTAAAGACCCCGTAGAGACGATTAGGGAGATCTCTCAGGAGTTTCCTCACTTCGAATCTATTTCTGCAGAGGTTGTCGCTGACGATGCTCTGGAAATGCTCGAACAGGCCCAGGTCTTCAGAGACATGCCGAATGTTACTATCAAAGTACCATGTACAGTTGAGGGTCTCAAGGCATGTAAACTTCTCTGTGCAGCCGGATTTACTACCAATGTTACTTTGGTATTCTCTGTTGCACAGGCAATTCTTGCTGCAAAGGCTGGTGCAACTTATGTTTCTCCCTTTGTTGGAAGAGTATCCGATAACTCTTTTGGTGGTATCGAATTGATTCGTTCTATTTCCGAATGTTATCGTGAACATATGGTCCGCACTAATATCCTTTCCGCTTCACTTCGTGAAGTGAGTCAGGTTTCTCAATCCTTTACTTGTGGTGCAGAAGTCTGTACTATGCCTGTAAAGGTATTTGATAAAATGTACGATCATGTATTGACTGAGAAAGGTTTGGAACTTTTCCAAAAAGATTGGGATTCTATTAATGGCACTGTCTGATTCCGTTATTGAATCCCTAAAAGAAGCGGATGCTTGTCTTCGTAATGCCCTTGCGTATGCTGCTCGTCAAGAGGAACCATATGTGGCATTAAACATCTCTAAGATGTTAGTAGATATCGATTCTCTTATTTGTACTGATCGACTTCTCGATGACATGCAAGACATGCTTAACGATAAAAAACACGAAGACGATTAACATGTACACAATTTACGGTAAAAAAAACTGCGGTTTATGTAGAAAAATTATCATGGTTCTTGAGCTTCTTGGAAAGCCGTACAGCTATAAAGAACTCGAAGTTGATTTTACCGAGCAATATTTCATGGATAAATTTCCTGGAAAAAATCAGTTCCCGCAAGTAATGCTGGACGAAAAACACCTAGGAGATTGCAATGAAACTATTGCTTATCTCAAAGAACATCGCATCCTCAGTTGATGGGAGATCGTGATCTCCACATAAATAGAGGTGTGGACTTAATGCTATCGGGAGGCGGCCCAAAAGAGATCAAGGAGTCTAGAAAGACCTGGGAAGTCTACTTCGGTAAGTTGATCAATATCTTCCACAGAGAGATTGACTTTCACCTACAGGTTTCCCTTGATATAAGAAAGAAGTAATGCCCGTGGGAGGTACAGAACATGGAAGTAACACTTGTTGCGATATTTGTTTTAATAAGTGTGATGTTTTTGATGATTGGTGGTATAATTGGTTGGTTATATCAGCAGCATCAGTTCTACACTGCGACACCCGCCCTCCATCCAGAGATGTTTGATGTCAATGGTAATGTTATTCCTGATGAAATTTTAGCCGTGAGGTTTGAAAACAATTATGACGACTACGAAGAGATCGACGACGAGGACTAAAAAAACCACGTCTACTACTGCGAAAAAAACCACAACAGGACCAAAGAGTATCAAAGTTCAAAAGATTGAACTGCGACCAAACTCTTTGGTCCATGAAATTCTTGGAGCAGTTGTGCAAGAGAGAACAAAGGCAAAGAAAGTAGATATTCTTCGCAATTATGGTGGAGACTTCCTGAAAGCTTTGTTCATTTGGAACTATGATCCGTCAGTGATCTCAATGATTCCTGCGGGGGATGTTCCATACCAACCTCTGACTGAAGAGGCTGCCCCAGATCCTAAGAGAGGTATCCCTCAACGTTCTACTCTGAGAAACGAGTGGAAACGTCTTTATGTTTTTGTTAAGGGTGGAAATGATGCCCTCAATAAGATCAAGAGGGAGACCATGTTTATCAATATGCTTGAGTCCTTGCATCCAGAAGAGGCAAAGGTTCTTTGTTTGGTTAAAGATAAGAATCTCCAAAGTGCATATCCAATCACTCAAGAGATTATCTCCGAAGCATATCCCGACATTCAATGGGGAGGTAGAAGTTAATGGGGAAGGGAGTGAATATCATTCACCAGGACTGTGATCCTTCTATGGCCGATGACAGATCTTTACCTTACACTGCATATCTTGTAGAGTATGAAGACAACGGACAACGAAAGTTTGATATTTCTGTCGCGCCAAAGAGAGTTGATATTTTCGATTATTACTGGGACAGATTTAGATCAGTAATTAATATGACTCAATCGGAAGGTAGAGTCAACCCTAAACTTTGGGGTGCTCAAGTTAAATCATCTAAGAAAAAATGACTGAAGATGGGAATGCCGAAGTCACCTATAACCTTGATGAAATTCAAAAGGTGACTCGGACTTATAAGAAATTGAAAAAGTACATGAAGTCAAACATCTATGAGATTCGTAGTCTCAGTGGTGTAGACGATACTATCACTAAATTATTGAGAGACTATGGCCCAGACGCAGAGAGTAAAGACAACACCACAGAACGTACAGGAGGCGAATGAAGCCCTCTTTTACGCTAAAATGAATCTTCCTGCTGCGGCGGATCATTGTGGTATGACCAATAAGGAAATGAAATTGACCTTTTGGGAATATTTAAAGTATCATCCGCCCATTTATACCAATGAAGACTCAGGTACTTGACAATTTTCTTGATTACTCCGACTTTAAAAAGTTGGAAGATCAAGTGATGAGTTTTTTATTTCCATGGAACTATTATGAGGGGATTGTATTGCCTGATGACGGCAAATATCAATTCACTCATTGTTTTTATAATGAGTATGAACCTAGGAGTCAGTATTGGCCATTGGTTCAACCTGTGTTTAAATCTTTAGGCGCATCTTCTGTTCTTAGGTGTAAGGCAAATTTACTACATAGAACATCTGAGATTCAGGTCAATGATTTCCACACGGATTATCCTAATTGTATTACTGCCATTTTGTATATGAGTACAAATAACGGCTATACAATTTTTCGTGATGGTACTAAAATAGATAGTGTATCTAATCGATTGGTAGTATTTGATTCTAATCTAGAACATGCTGGTACTACTTGTACTGACCTCAATCGTAGAGTGGTTATTAATTTCAACTACAACATATTTGAAGGTGTACCATGAATAAAGATAGACTTAAAATTCTCATAAAAAACTTGGAAGTATTACTTGAGAATTTAAAGACGGAAGTGTATGCTGATAAAGATGCATACATGAGAAAAGAAGAGTCTGAATTCGGATTTAGGTTCGAAGGCAGAGATGATGATGACGGTTATCCAGACTAATTATGAGTGCAAAACTAGTAAGTGTTACCCCTGACGCAGAAAAAACCATGGCGTATATTGCCAGGGTTTCGAATCCTGCAAATCAAGAGAATGAAAACTATGCGGGTCTCTTGAAGTATTGTATCGTTCACAACCACTGGTCTGTGTTCGAACAATCCACTATGACTCTTGAAATTGAGACTACCCGTGCAATCGCGGCTCAAATTTTGAGGCACCGCTCGTTCACATTTCAAGAGTTTTCCCAGCGGTATGCAGACAGTTCTCAGTTGGGTCAAATTCCTCTGCCTGAACTTCGCCGTCAGGACACAAAGAATCGTCAGAATTCTATTGACGATCTTGATCCCGAAACTGTGGATAAACTGCAGAGACAAATGAAAACTCTGTTTAGTAGTGCAGAAGCCTTGTATCAACAGATGCTTGGACTTGGCGTTGCAAAAGAGTGTGCTCGTAATGTATTGCCTCTCTGCACGCCGACAAGAATCTACATGACAGGCTCATGCCGTTCATGGATTCATTATATTAATCTGCGTTCTGCACATGGTACTCAGAAAGAACACATGAATATTGCTGAATCTTGTAAGGCAGTGTTTATGGAACAGTTCCCTGTGGTATCTGAAGCATTGGAGTGGACCTGATGGCAACGTACCCTGTAAAGAACACCGTAACTGGTGAAACTAAAGAGGTGGTCATGAGTGTTCATGATTGGGACCAGTGGAAACTAGATAATCCCGAGTGGGTTAGAGATTTCTCTGACCCCAGTACCTGCCCTGGTGTTGGTGAAGTCGGTGAGTGGAGAGACAAAATGTCCAAGACTCATCCTGGTTGGAACGAAGTTCTTAAAAAGTCGGAAAAATCTGCTGGTATTAGAGGCAGGTACAACAAACTATCTCGATAAAATTATGGCAAGAAGAAAGAGGAAGACTGACGATCCCATCGGAGTGGGAATGACATCAAAACAAATGCGTCGCAAGAAACCAATCAACAGTGAGATGTTGGTTGATATTGAACCACTCACCGAGAATCAAGAGAAACTCTACTCTGCCTACGACGAGGGCAAGAACATCTTTGCATATGGTGCCGCAGGTACTGGTAAGACTTTTATTAGTCTCTATAAGGCACTCTGCGATGTTCTGGATGAGAATACTCCATACGAGAAACTCTACATCGTTCGTTCTCTTGTATCTACCAGAGAGATTGGATTCCTCCCTGGAGATCATGATGATAAGGCTGCTCTGTATCAGATCCCATACAAGAACATGGTCAAGTACATGTTTGAGATGGCTACTGATGCCGATTTCGAAATGTTGTATGGTAACCTGAAGACTCAGGAGACTATTTCTTTCTGGTCTACCTCATTCATTCGTGGCACAACAATGGATAACTGCATTGTGCTGGTCGATGAAATGCAAAACTTGAATTTTCATGAATTAGATAGTATAATTACACGAGTTGGAGACAACTGTAAGATTATTTTCTGTGGTGATGCTACTCAGACGGACCTTACAAAGTCCTATGAAAAAGATGGCATCATCGACTTTAAGAGAATTATTGAAGTCATGGAAGAAGACTTCGGTGTAATTGAATTCGGACTTGATGACATTGTGCGTTCGGGTCTTGTGAGAAATTACTTGGTTACTAAACTTGCCCTTGCTTTATAATGTTTATTCATCTCGACAAGCTAAAAGACTTTGATCTTGAAGCTAAAATGATTGATGGTGTACGATACTATACAACTCCTGGAGGAAGGCCTATGCCTTCCATCACCTCAGTCACCAGTTTCTATAATAGAAAAGTCTTTGAAGATTGGAGAGCCCGTGTTGGACAAGAAGAGGCGAATCGTATTTCTCGTGTTTCAACAACCAGAGGTACTAAATTTCACGACTTAGTTGAGAAGTATCTTCTCAATTTGGATGTCAAATCTCAGAACCCACTTCCTTCTACGATGGCATTGTTCCTCGCGGCAAAGGATTCTCTGGACAAGATAAATAATATACATGCACTTGAAAAGTCACTCTATAGTGACTATTTTGGCATTGCTGGGAGAGTCGATTGCATTGCGGAGTACGACGGAGAACTTTCGGTAATCGACTTTAAGACTTCCAAAAAAATTAAACCTGAAAAATGGATTGAACAATATTTTGTTCAAGAAACTGCATATGCCTGTATGTACTATGAAATGACAGGCGAAATCGTGAAAAAACTTGTCACCATTATGGTGGCTGAAAATGGAGACTGTGTTGTTTATGAAAAACGAAACAAAGGTGACTATATTAAACTTCTTACCAGGTATATTAAAGAATTCGTCACTTATAAACTCGGAGAGTATGGAGAAAGACGTTAACGACCTACTCAAGGAGAAGTTCTTGTGCCAATCTAAGTTTAGTCAGGACATTGAAGTCCTTGTTCTGAACTCAGACTTGAATTATATTGAGGCAATAGTAAGTTACTGCGAAGAAAACAATATTGAATTGGATTCTGTTTCTAAACTTATTTCTAAACCCCTCAAGGAAAAGTTAAAGAATGAGGCAATGGAACTCAATTTCCTGAAGAAAAGTTCTAGAGCAAAACTACCATTGTAATATGGAATGACGCCCTTTGATGTATATAAAACCTATCTTTCGTTTAAGAATCACTTTACGAAAGATAGTTATGACTTTTTTAAGTATAAGGGAAAGACTCGGGCAAACGAGTCTACATTTAAGAAAAGAAAGGATCGATATTTTTTCGAGAGGATGTCTCGGAAGAAAACCGATCAAGAAATACATGATTACTTTGTAGCTAGTTTTAGTCAGGCAGAAGACCCAAGATCAGTCTGGATCGGTCAGATTATAGACACTGGTGACCGCCGATATTCAGAGTGGTCCGATAAAATAAAGACACTTCAGTCAATGTTTGCTACTGAGGTGTCTGTTTTCATACAGAAGTCTAGGTTTGATGAACTCTTTGCTTGTAAAAACGGTAATCATTCAGACATTCTAAAGAAACATCTTCAGAATGCCATATCAATTGAAACCATGATATTATTGGATAGTATTCTTGGTTATGCTAAAGACTACGATTCTCAACTTTTTGACCCAGTGTGGGAAACCGTAAGTTTTAAAATTAGAAAGTATAAATCCTTTCTAAATATTGACATCCAAGAATACAAAAGGATTTTAAGGGAGAGTATAGTGTGACAGATTTTTTTGATTCCCCAGTGGTTCGTGCCGCTGTAACCGAATTAAATGAACTACAAGATGAGATGGCGAGATTGATGTTCAAACATCCAGCTTCTCTGACCCCAGAGGATAGAGAGGAACATCTTCGCCTCATGAAACAACTTTTGGAAAAACAAAAACTCTTCTACTTTCGTCTAAAAATGTCCGATGACCCTAGGGCAGTCAAGATGAAGGAAGGAATCATGGAATCTGCAAAGTTCTTGGGTCTTGAAGAGGGTCAACCAGTTGAGTCTTTCTTTGATAGCCTCACTCAGGTTCTTGTGGATCTGGAAAACAGGTTGGACCAGCCTGAAAGCTGGACCGAAGAGGTTGACGAGGACGAAGACTGGCGATATAATTAAAAAGTTCAATACCACTCAATACGAACAAATACGGAGAACACATGTCATTTGCAAATCTGAAGAAACAATCCCGCTCTGGATCTCTCACCGACAAACTGATGAAGAAGGTGGAGAAACTGAACGAAAAGGGTGGGTCATCTACGGATGATCGTTTCTGGAAACCTGCCGTTGATAAGGCAGGTAACGGTTATGCCGTTATTCGTTTCCTTCCCGCTGCTGAAGGATGCGATCTCCCCTGGGTGCAACTCTGGAGTCATGCATTCCAAGGCCCTGGTGGATGGTATATCGAAAACTCTCTGACCACTATTGGTAAACAGGATCCCGTTTCCGAGCACAATCGTGTTCTTTGGAACAGTGGTCTGGATTCTGATAAAGAAATCGCTCGGAAACAAAAGCGTAAACTGTCCTATTACGCCAACATTTATGTTGTCAAGGATTCTTCGAACCCCGAGAACGAAGGTAAAGTTTTCCTCTACAAGTTTGGCAAGAAGATCTTTGATAAGATCTCTGCAGCAATGCAACCTGAGTTTGAGGATGAAGATCCCATCAATCCTTTTGATTTCTGGACTGGTGCTAACTTCAAACTGAAGATCAAGAATGTTGCTGGTTATTGGAACTATGATAGTTCCGAGTTCGCAAAACCCAGTGCTTTGCTGGAGGATGATGATGAACTCGAACAGATCTACAACAACCTGCATGATCTGAATGCCTTCATTGCTCCTGATCAGTTCAAGGATTACGATGCACTGAAGAAGCGTCTTGATGCTGTCCTTGGCAACAAACAACAACTTCGTAAACCCGTTGACGAAGAGGTTGATGATGAGGACAACGATCGTGGTGATGTTGAGGAAGAACTCGCATCAATCGCTGCATCTGCGACTCGTAAAGCTCCTGTCGTTGAGGAGACTACGGATGAGGATGA